GTACATACTAACACATTTGTGTATCTATTGTCAATCTTTAATGGTAAATCTAGATGGATATGTAGTTCGGGTCCACGCTGTTCACTTATAACAGTATCGTTACCCACACTACCAATCCATCTGATTTTTCCGTGCATTCCGGTTACTCTAGCCATAAACTCATATTTGGGCTTGTACCGATGTTTCTCAAAGTAATCAGCTAGGTTCATGTTGATCCTTAGTTAGTTCGCATACAAGTAAAAAGTGTTCGTATGCTTTTTTAACCGATGGGTTAGACATTAAGTGTTCGGCTTCTTCCATCATGGCCTTCACACCTGCTTCCGCAATGTCTCGGGTGCTTGCACCTTGCAATGTGCAAAGGTCTTCACCAAACTCTTTAGCCAATTTCTGCCAAGCCTTAAGTTGACTTTTAGTAAGTGGTGTTCGTTGTGGACTTAGTTCGCTTGCTTTGCGAATAGCACTGCTAATAGCATCCTCGGCCACACGCCCTGCGGCAATCATAGCCGCGTAGTTGGGGTCAATGTTGTACCTACGGCTTTGGCCGCCGGGATAGCACATCACAATGTGATTGCCTTTGGGAAAAGCATCCATCATGGTTTGGTCGTATTCGTACACTGGTTTGTACCTACGACCTACCTTTTCATAAAAGATTTTTTTCATAATTGAAACTTTTTCAAGTAAGTTTTGGCTGTAGACAAATCCTTTATTGCATCATAATCAATCATTTCAATGAGCAACAACATTTTAAGACGATGCGCCATTAAACGTTTTTTACGACTAAGGCTCATTAACCAATCTTCCATATCTTCAGATGATTGAATACTCCACATTACTTCAAGCATTTTAGCTTCTGTTGAGGTTAATCCATTGATAATGTATTCTCGTCCTTCATCATTCATATTATTCTCCTACTTGTGAATTTTAGTCCATGCAATATAACCACCGTTGGTGTCACTCCAGGGGCAATATCGTTCCCACAGTTCTGTGGCCTCAGCACCTGCATTGGCTTTCATGGCCTGATCTAGAGCGGGTCTAGTAATATATCCTGCATGACTCCAGTCATGATTTTTCAACAATGTTTCAAGTTCGTTCATTCTCCAACTCCGAAATGTTCTCTAATCAAATCGCCCTGTGTCCCACCACCTTCAGCAAGTATCCAATCAACTTTGCCAGCACACTCCTGTACAATCAACTCGGCGAACTTTTCGTAAACTTGTTGACTGATTCCTTTTATATCTTCCACTGAACAATTTTTAAGATCAATTGGTTCATTCCACGCCGCATTCCGGGCTTGTAGATAAAGTTCTTTAATTCGTTTGTTCATTTTTGGCACCTAACAAGATGTGAGAACATGGTCTTGCCGTTTTTTTGGGTGTAGGTAAACCGCAAAAAGCATCGTGGGCATGTGACCTTTATTGTATGTGTCATTCTTCAACTCCGAAATGTTTCATAAGAGCCTGATATCCGTTTGGACTAGCAGTGGCTTTACTAACAACATCAATACATTCTTTCACAATCAACTTCATCAGCCGTTCAATGGCTTCTTGTTCATATGTACCCAACTCATCCCAACAACCTTGTGCTGTTAGTCCTGCTCGGTATAATAGGTCATCAAATTGTTTGTTCATTTTTGTTTTTGTTGTGAATAATAGTAATAACAGTAAGCACGATTTGTGTCCCAATCTCCGGCCATACCACCCAAGTGTTGCAAAGCCCATCGGGCCCGATCTTCTGCTTCATTCATTCTAGCAAGCCATGGACTCGTTTTTTGAGAACGAACATATTGCATTAAATAACACTTAGTTTGTTCCAGTGCGTTCATACTAAACTACCTTCATAGGGCGCATTCAACCATTTTGCATAAGTCTCTACTTGTTCACTAATCTTAGTCAAATCATACTTACCACAGAATCTCATAAAGTGAATACCAACTTGAGGAGTAGTAGTTGTACGCACACCCTCACGAATACTAGTATCAACCTTATCTTTGATTTCTTGCGGTTGTGCAGTCAAATCAATTAGTATACGATTACGTTCATAATCTTCACGTACACGATGTTCAACATCATTATGGTCAGACCAACGCTGTAACATTAGATTGTTCCAAGAAAATCCCTGCTTCACTCTATCAGAGTATGCTTCAACTAGTCCAACTTTATTCTTGCTACCTTTCTCACGTACACCGGGATAAGCACTGAATACATTGTCAGTGCCGTCACCACGCATACATTTTTTGAATAGCAAATATTGTGGATCTTCTAGTAGTTTGGGTTCTTTAGTTTTTTTATCAATGACGGGCTTGCCGTTTTCTTTCAAGAAACCATTGATAGTGATAAGTTCGTTAGTGATTCCATTATATCTTACCACTCGCTCAGTTATGAGTTGGTCGTAATCCGTGTCGCTTGAGATGATAAAATGTTCATCCATGGGATGTAAATGCACAAATCTTGCGATGATATCATCCGCCTCAGCCTCTGGATGACGAAGGACACTAGTGTTGGTCTTCTCACGCATATGCGTTGTGAAGGCCTCATACGTTTGCCAAAACATTTTATTTTCTTCAATCTCTGCTTCTGTTTGTGATAGTGTATCAACGATGCGATTTTTCTTATATGGCTCGTAGAATGATTTACGCCAGCTTTTACCCTCGAGGCAGACCACTACGTGATCCACATTAAACTTACGAACGATTTGATTAATACTTGCTAAAGTCAAGTGCAAGGCCATTCCAACCTTCTCATCCAGATCAGTATTGCGTGATGCAACATGCCGGGCCCTGAAGAAAATGTTAGCTGTATCCAGTAGTGCGTATTTCATGTTAGTAAAGTCTGTTAAGTTGTGTCTATTATATACTACTATTTAGTTTTTGTCAAAGGTGCAGTTGCCCGTTTTTATTACGGGCAACCTCACAATTATTTACGTTTTCTGCTAACCTTCACTTCCTCTAGAAAGTAATCAGGATTAGAATTGATGTTATCAAACAAGTTGGGATGATTGATTGTATATGGAAGAAACTTTGATTTAACCTTTCTGATTGTATCATACGGGTTATTAACAATTCTATCAGCAACCATGTCTTCCAAATCTTTCAAGTTAATACCCCATTTAGGATCTAACCATTCAAGTTTTTCGTTACTGAGTTCCAATCTATGTTCAGACCATTGCTTTTTGACATATCGTTCTAATGCTTTAATTTGATGAATATCACCATAGTAAAGATTAATGAACTGTTGAGCCGCCGCCGCATGATTAGAATATTCTAACAAACGGTCGACAGGTTGATCCCTGAGTGTGATACCATAGCCAAGCACAAGAGTTTGTGCTTGAACTATGTTATAGAACCACCCGTAATTAGATAGTGTAGTTTCCGACATTCTGACGAATATTCAAAGGAAGACTATCGTAAATGTCGTGACGAACACCGGGAGATGGTTCGTATGTGAACATACTTACGTCAGTAGGAACTAGATGACTACCGCCTAACTTCTTGTACATTTTCAGTACAAGCGCCAAAGCACAGTTGAATGGGGGAGCCTTAGTATCCTTGCCTTGAATCTTCATCCAAGTTTTGTACGATTCAGTAGTAATACTACGCAACTCAGGAAAATCAACAAAGAATGTTTTAACGATAGCATGAATATCGTTCATAAATGTTTCAAACGCTTTGCCCTTCATTGGAACATTGCCATTCAACAAACCAATGTACAGATTTCCATAGAAACCAAAAGCCGCTGAATCCACCTCGTTACCATGCCAGTACTTGTTGTTCATTGAAATGATGAATTTAAATTCATCCATGTCATTATCACTATAACTAGACAGTGCTTTGATGTGAGTCAATGTACCTGCACGACCTGCATGTGCGTGATTGGGTGCCATTGGAATAGTATCTTCACTTTCGCAATGAGATTGTTTCGTTGCGGCAAGTTTATACTTGTCGTTAGGACCATTATCACCATACAAACGATAGCTACGCACGTGAACACGATGATAGTCGAATTCATCCCAAGGCTTAGAACCTTCACCGTTACGATAGAGACCAGCCAACAAAGCAAAACTTTCTTGGTCAGTATCTACTACCCAGCATGGGTATTCAAAGTCAAGCCAATCTTTAGGAACGTTATCCCAAATACCTTCTTTTGCAAATGATCCAACCACGCTTAATGTGTGCATACTATCGATAACCAATAGTTGATTAGTACCCTTCAAGCGCACGATAAAGATAGGACTGAGTAAGCGAGGATCAAACCCACCACTAATCTTAGCGCAATGTGGCTTATCTAACAGACGTTGAACTTCCTCAGGGATAATAAGAGAACGCAGTTTGTGATTCTCAAATTTAGGAATGTCCTCAATCTTAAATTGAATGTTGTTTGCCTTCAAAAACGCAATGACGTTTTGAAACTTCTTGTAACCCGAAAGTTCAGAAGTCAAATCTTCGACGGATTTATTGATTAGTTGCTTTTTAGTTTTTGATAAGACATTATCTAGTTTACTAATGTCTACCTTTTGACGGTTTGCCCGCCATACTAGTTTTGTTTTCCCGGATGCAAGCGCAGATACTACCGCGGCAGCTTGACCATTCAATGCTACTACGGAAGTTTTCTTAGCGGTTGCTTTTGCTGTTGTCTTTTCGACGGTCGCTTTTGCTGTTGCCATTTTAGTTTCCTTTAAATTGTAAAATATTGATGAACATTATTGCTCATCAATACGTGTATTATACACTAGGATACTATTAAATGTCAACTTTTTGGGTAAATTAGCTTACCTCAGTGCGGCCATCACCGAGATCCTTAGCACGGACCACACGCATTTCACTAGCCATTGTACGATTCTCAGGATCGGCCTGCTGTTGCTCATAGAGTTCTAGTGCAACATTGCGACATACTGTTTGAAACCAACGTTCAACAATTATTGTATCGTTGTCATCATCACGGATCTTAAATCCAGCTTTGATTAAGTTCAATACAAATTTGTCATTCCAATCTAATTCAAATGCACCAGTATTAATATCATATGGATCTAATTCCATTTTAAGAATATTAACATACGGCATGCCTTCTCTAGTTGCTTTCTCTTTATCAGATAGAACACTATCTTCTTTTTTCTTTTTACTTTGTCGTGGTTTCTTTTCCTGTACAGGCTTTACCGGTTCTGGCTTTTTGAATAAGTTTTTTATTTTGTCAAACATTTATATCTCTCTAATAATTTAAAGCTGGCAAGATTCTTTGCCTTCGATTCACACATCATATCAAATTTATCAATGAATGTCAATGCCCAATCGTTCACCGCTTCGTTCCAATAGTAGTCACTATGTGCCCGAAGTTTTTGCTTACTGTATCCCGATTCAATCAACGCATCATGGGAGGGACGTTCGTGTCGGGAGTGTTCAACAAGACAATCTTCCCTACTGACAGAATAATGTAAAGTAGGGCGTACGCCACGCCAACTGTCAATAACCCTTTTAACAAGTACATCATTACAATCGATGTATTCTCCTTCACGAATCCAGTGATGGTGAATGTCCATGACCGTAGGGACGAGGTCAGATAACGATAAGCAGTCAAGTAGTCCATGTGTGTATTCCTCATTTTCCAGTGTTAGTGTGTTTCTCGCTTCTGGCGACAATCTATTGTATACATCCCTGATGCCTTGTGGGCCTTTACGTCCAGAGATATGTACATTTACTTTGAAGTCTTGGAATGTTTTGCCATAACCCATCCATCGAACCATGTCACAGTGATATTCAAATTCTTCTATACTCTTATTTACTACCTCTTCACGGTCGCTTGCTAAAACTACAAACTGATCGGGGTGAAATGATAGTCGAACATCATTAGCACGTGCTGTTTCCCCGATGGGTGCGAACCATCGTGCCAAACTGTTCTGTACATCAGTACTTTGCCAAAAGTATTTGTACTCATCCATTGTATAGAAACTAAGCATATCACTAGTACCCTACC